CGACAACTTCTCTGATAACTTTTGTTCTCACATCAACGAGATATACGGAATGAATACTGCTGGAAGGCTTAGTGTTGAACTTCTTAATCCAGAGACCAAAGAACATATCGGTTATCATAGAGCTGTCATCATAGTTGATAAAGATTATAATGTTTATCTACTTGAATCACAAAATGATAAGTGGGTTAAGATTGAAGGAAAGAATCCTATTATAGGAACGTGGGAGTACAAACCTACTGTCATCGAATTTAATTAAACTTTTAACAGAAAGACCTCCCATTTGAAATGTGGAGGCCTTTTCTGTTTGACGTATTTACTCTTCTTCTGTTTCTTCTTCAGCTTCTTCTTTTACTTCTTCAGCTTCTTCTTTTACTTCTTCAGCAGTTTCTTCTTCGTCTTTCTCTTCAATTCCAATTGCGTCTTCAACTTTAGTTTCTTCGGACATAATTATTTATTTGTTAATGATAAATAAATACAGGGTACTTTTCGACTTTTATATTTCACATATAGATATGGTTGTCTTGTGTTTCTTTTTATATTCTCTGTATAAGTGAACCTCACGCACTTGCTTATCATCTTCCCATATTATACCAGAAAGTGCGTCTAAAATTAGTTTAAGGCCATTATCAATATCACGCTTTCTGTTGTCCCCAAACTCTAAGAATATCTCTACTATAAAGTCTTTCTTAGAGGGTTTTCTGCTTTTAAAAGACCATGCCAGCTCATCTTTCCAAGCCCTTCCTTCTTCTGACAAGTATCTTCTACCAGATTTACCAGTAGGATAAGCGTTATTTATCGTTGCTGGAAGTCTGTTGAATGTTTTTTCTATTTCCATCTTTAATTTTTTGTATCTCACTTTGTATCTTACCAGAACAATCTCCGCAATAATCTTCTTTAACCATTACAGGCTTTAAGCCTTCGTTTGGTACATGAGTATATTTGCTGTAACCAAAGATAGAGATATTCTTGTCTGTCATCTCTACCTCCTTATCACAACTATCACAAAATGTTTTATTCATATAATTATTTCTTTGTCCTTATCGTAATTATGGTTCTTATAAACGAAATCCCATAACTCTTCTCTTATAAACTTGTCTAAACCCTTTTGTAGTTTGGAGTTTCTATACGCTTCCTTACAATGTTCAGGAGCTACCTTTAACAACTCTATCCAAGAAGGGTGAAAGATTTGTAAACTATGTACCTTGCCTCCGTGTCTTTCTAAGTTCTGTTTCTCCCAAGGCCTGTTAACCAGCAACTCATTAAAGGTCATAATCTTGTGAGCATCTATAAATTCTCTCTCTGGCTTAGAAGCTTTCGTGGCTTGTTCGAACATCTTATCTATTACACCTTTCTGTCCCTTTCGTAGTTGGTTGATGTAATGCCTGTCTACCCATTCATCAGCTCCTAAGGCTAGACCAATCTGAAAGACATTATACCGATAGTCGTCTAAGTTATAAGAATAACCTCGGCCTGCATTTAGATGGTAACTAACCATATTTGGATTCACAACTACACAAGAACCGAGCATCCACCATTTCATATCTAAGAAGAACTCTCCGCCACCATAACATCTATGCTTCTCTTGATAACCTTTAAACTTTAGAAACTGGTCTCGCCTACACCCTAAGGCACAATGCCCCAGAGAGGGTACATACCACCAATCTTGTACTGACTTTCCATCTCTATTTTGTAAGTGATAATTATTCCAGGTATTAAAAGACACCATGGTTTTTCCGTTTCGTCTAGTGATTATAGAACCATTTGGTAAGTCTGGACACCAAACAATACCTTTATATTGTTTTTTCTCTATTTTGAAATCACAAGCATATTTATTCTTTTTGACACTTACATAATGGATGTCTTTTTTTCCAAAATGATTTCCTTTAAAATAGTCGGGTTTTCTTGTGTATTGTCTGCTTTGTTTTCCAACTAAAACACACAAGTATTGAAAAGCGTCTATGGTTTCTTGGTCTACTTGTATGAATGTTTCGTTGGTGGGTTGTCTAGTACCATCTGCGTCTAAGAGAATTTCGTATAAAAGTTCTAATTGTTTTCTGTTTAGTTGGTTTATCAATTCAAAGGTAAGTTTCTTTTCTGGTAAAATTTGGAATATTTTTCTAGCACCTTTTTGGGCTATGCAAATATCTCCTCTGGTAGAGTAGTGCCAAGAATACCCGAATTTGTCAGCCAAAGTAGCAATTCTTTTATTCCTTTTTTTATCATATTGGGTAATAGTAATCCTTTCATCTGTTCTTTTTGTAGAATAACTTCCTTCGGTAATTATCCATCCAATTAGTTCCACAAAATAATCTGGATATTTAGTTTTTTCTTTTTTAATCCCTTCTGTTCCAAGGGGCAATCGGTCATATAGACTTATTTCTTCTGCCGTTTTTTCTCTCCAAGTATCATCCTTTTTATCTGATTGAGATAAATAAGGACACCTATGATAAGGAGTTAGTTTTTGGTTGACACTTCTCCCTGTAAATTCATACATGATTCCATCTCTTTTCCTTTTTACTATCTCTCTCGGTTTTTGGCTTTCTATCTCTTTTGTTTTTGGATTAACTGTAATAAACTCAGTTTTCATACTAACTTCATTGTGTTTTTTCCAACCATCCTTAGTTAGGATTTCCGTTTCTTCGTCTACGCATCCTTTAATCTCTTCTCCTAGTTTGATTGTGTAACCTAGACCTCCCTTGTGAGGTGGGTAAGCTCCCATCCAATCTAAGACAGCGTGTACCATGCCCCCTGACTCGTCTACTGTACGTATAAACTCTTTAAAGAATCCTGGTCTGTAAGCCATGTGAGCATCCGACATAAAGATATACTCACCTTGGGCTATTTCAGCCCCCCTATTTCTTATTGTATGATTGCCTGCAAAGGGATAGTAGATAGTCTTTAAAACCTTTGACCAATACATTCCTCTACTCCTTAGATAGTCTATTGTACCCCCTGTTCCTCTCTTAGAGGGTTCTTTTCTGTCATCACTACCATTGTCTAACACGAGAATCTCAAAATCCTTCTCAGTAAAGCCATCTACCTCTAAGGCATGGATAATAGAGTATATCGTGTGGACTATATTTGGAAATTCGTTTCTCGCAGGAATCAGCACACTTAATTTGATGTTCGACATAATTTTGTTTTTAACATTTTTTTTACTTTATCGTCATATTTATGATGACAAACACAACATAATTGCCAAAAATATTTTCTTTCTCTTTTGTATGGTTTCCCTTTAATTTTTGCCCATTCAAAAAAATTTGACCTTTTTTCACACTTTGGATTTTCACATCTACAAGCTTTTCCAAAATTTGCAACAAGCCATTGATGTAAAGAGGAGTATGTTATCTTGTCTCCAACCCACCTGGGATGATTTTCTCCATTATAAACAGGTGGCTTATTTTTATTTTTTATACTTATCTTCTTTAATTTCTTTTTATGCTCCTCACTTAACTTTTTACCTGTATTCCAGGGTTTTTTGCCTTTAAGGGCTTCGCTTATTTTACGCCTTACTTCTACTGTATGATGTTTCCCCCAAAAACCATTATTTTTACCTTTACAATTCTTTTTCATTTTGGCTGTGAACAAAGGGCAAGGATGGGTGTATGGTTAGTTTCTATTGTGTCAATTAAAACCCCCGCACTAGTTAAAAGTTGAATCTTGTTAAAATGTTTAGACAATATGGCATGAAATTCTATGCTTGTGGGTTCAAAAACATGGAATTTATTTTTAGGTTTTGTGTTAGACAGCGATTTATTTAGTCTATTAGGCACGGAGAACCAACAGTAGCCATCAGGTCTAACTATTCTCTTATGAAACTTAATTAAGTCAGTTGGGTCTACCAGATGTTCAAACACCTCAATAGAAACAGTAACATCAAACTTCATAGAAATCTCATTAGGCTCATCTGTTACATCTACCACATCAAACCACAACTCAGGTGTGTAATAGATATGATTCTTTAATCTTCTAAAGGCTTCTCTAGCAAAGGCTACACTTTGTGGATTCTTGTCTATTCCCCAAACAAAGTCTGCCTCTTGGCTTAATATATTACTACCAGCACCTATTCCACAACCTATGTCTGCTACCATTGGCTTCCAAACAAACTTAGGATATTGAGGATGATTCATGGCCATATCTCTAAAGGTGTTGGTAATGACGTTGTACATACTACGAGTAGGATGCCATAACAACTTACCAGATTTAAGAAACTGAGCTATGTTCCTTGAAACCATATTTATATCATCTAACTGTGGGTTAGTTTGATACGGTGGGTTAGGAGTCTCACCTAGAGGCCTGTGGTCTTCTTCTCCCTTCTTTAATACCTCTTCTGGTCTTGGTCTTCCCATTTTTACTCTTTCTTCTTCCTGTTGTTCTTCTGATATTTTCTTCTCGGCCTCACTTTGTTTTACTACCTCAGGATAACACTTTGCACAAATAGCATTTACAAAGTCCTCAGGTATATCCACATTACATCTTTCACATTTTTTAATCATATATGTTGTGGTAATTTATGTTCTTTTAATTTTTCCAAAGCAACTCTTGTAATCTCACAATGGACACATTGAATAAACGAGATTCTTCTTTTGAACAACTTGAAAAGTTTTATTTGTTGTTGTCCTCCAGCAAAGGTATGTACACAGTTTTGTGCAATTTTACAATCTTCTTCGTGTCCAATCCACCAATTACAATGTTTACATCTTTTAACTTTTTTCATCATATTCATTAAATAAAATACTTAATTCTTTTTGCCAGATGTAATCTATGCTCTGGCGTTGGAAGACTCTGCGTTTTAACTGTAAGGCTCTATCCTGTTCAAACTCTGAAGCCACTATCTTTGCCAAGTCTAGGTAGTAGGCATCATTGTCATCTCTAGGGTCAAAGTCTACATACATCGCTTTGTTTCCTCCATGTTCTAATAATGTCCCGACTTTTTTATTTAATACACATAGGTTTCCTGCAAGCATAGCTTCTGCTAAGACTAGCGAGGAGTTTTCTGATGTAGTGGGAAAGATAAAAACATTAGACAGTCTAAACAAATCAGATACAATCTTAAGCGATACTCCCATTTCATACTTCTCATCTTCTAAACTAGTAAAGATAAGTTCGTG